TCTGCGTAGTTTTGTTGTCCAGGCTGATGTAACGGTTGCAACCTCTGGCACGACTTCTGTGATCGTCAGCCCTGCTGTGATTACTGCTGGTCAATTCCAGAATGTGGTGGTCAACAGCACTAGCGCTGCCGCAGTAGTGACTCCGTTCAACAACACCGGCGTTGTTTCTCCACAGAACATTGTGATGCACAAAAATGCCTTCACGATGGCTTGCGCTGATCTTGAGTTGCCTGATGGTGTTCACTTTGCTGGCCGTGCTTCCGACAAGGAACTGGGTCTGTCAATGCGGGTTGTGCGGCAGTACACTATCAACAACGATTCGATCCCAACTCGCGTAGACGTTCTCTACGGTTGGGCTCCGCTGTACCCCGAGCTTGCTTGCCGGGTTGCCGCTTAACACCTACCACAAGGAGTAACTATCATGGCAAATCCAGGCGCAGCAACGACAGTCACCGCCCACCCACAAGGCTTGACCAGCAACCAGGCTATCCGTTTGATTGCTTACGCAACCAGCGTTTCCATCAATGCCACGGGCGATGCGGCAATCACCCTGCCGGTCATCAATACGACCAGCTACAACATCACCAACGTCATTATCACTAATGCCAACAAAGATGTGTCTGCTGGTGCTTTGGCAATCTGGACAGGCCCAGGCGGCACGGGTACTGAAATTGTGACCAACGCAACACTGACCAGCAACACCAGCGCAGCCTATGTCACCAAATCCACGGTGGTAGCGGCTACTGGAACGGCTAACCTTTCAGCCCAGGTGTTCTACGTCCGGGTTGGAACTGCTGTTTCTGGCGGCACGATTGACGTTTTTGTCTACGGCACTGATTTCACAGCGTTCTAAACTCTGTTTCATCAAAAACAAAAGGGGACTGTTCGCAAGGGCGGTTCCCTTTTTTACTAAAAAATTATGGCAACTACAACCCTAGCCCCAACGCCCAAGCTGCAATTCTTTGATCTGAACGGCGCACCGCTATCGGGAGGGAAGCTGTACACCTACGCTGCCGGTACGACCACTCCACTGGCGTCCTACACTGATTTCACTGGCAACATTGCCAACACTAACCCAATCATCTTAGACAGCCGTGGCGAGGCCAATGTGTGGCTTAGTGCGGCTATCTACAAGTTTGCTCTGTACGACAGCACCAACGTGCTGATCTGGACGGTAGACAATATTAACGGCAGCACCTTTGCCTCTAATGCTACGGGTGACGGGACAACTACTGCTTTCTCGGTGGTAAACGGCTTCACCGCTATTTACATTAACGGCGTGTACCAGAACCGCAACACCTACACGGTCACCAGCGGCACGGTGACTTTCAGCCAAGCACCGCCATTTACATCCATTATTGAAGTTGTTTACAACTAGGAACCGCCATGCTAAAGACTACTTCCTCAGTCATCAACGCCAGCCAGATTGCAACACCGATTACCTTGCCTGGTAACGTCACCCTGTCCACAGGCAACCTAATCATTGGCACAGCAGGCAAAGGCATTGACTTTTCTGCCACATCATCAGGCTCTGGCACGATGACCAGCGAGTTGCTGGCTGACTATGAAGAAGGTACTTGGACGCCTTCAGACGGATCAGGTGCGGGGCTTAGTTTGACAGTAGCGGCAGCTACATATGTCAGAATTGGAAAAATGGTGTATGCTAGTTTTGGAGTAACATACCCAGCAACTGTAAGCGCATCAAACGCCCGTGTTGCTGGCCTTCCATTTACATCGCAAAATTCAGCCGTAAGCATACACCCAGTTTCCATAAGTTTTACTACGGCTTCGGGGCTTCTTTCCGGAACTGTTGACAATAATGCTGCTACTTTCTTTTTAGTGGCTAGTGGTGGCGTAGTGTTTAGTAACACAAATTTGTCCGGCGCAATATTGCGCGGCACTGCTATTTATGAGGTGGCGTAATGTCACTTACCAAAGTATCATACTCAATGATTGAGGGCGCGGCCTTCAACGTCTTAGACTTTGGCGCTGACTCCACTGGCGTAGCGTCTTCTGTCACTGAATTCAATGCTGCTGTTGCCAATGGCGGCACGGTGTATGTGCCCTCGGGTACTTACAACCTAAACGGTAAGGTCACGTTGTCAGTTGATGGTACTACGCTTTGGTTGGCGGCTGACGTTACTTTGAACGTGTCTGGGGTGGCAGCACTTCAGTCCCCATTTGGGGCACAGATACTTATCTCTGCAAACAACTGCGCCATCATTGGCAGCGGCCCATCAAGTCTGATTCAGAACGTGCTGGGTACACGCGCCAACACCGTGACGGTCATACCGCCTTACGTTAAATTTATGATGCGTGATCTTACACTAGACGGCGGCAAATCGCTTGTCACATCAGAAGAAACTGACACGTTTGAGTCTGGAATCATGATGATTGGGTCTACCCCAACTACAACATCAGACATTGAGGCAACGATTGACAACGTAACAGTAAAAAATTATGCACAGTACGGCATTAGTTTGTATGGAGATCAGTGCAACGGAGTAAAGATTGTCAACTGCAATATCAGAGACATTGGTATTACTGCACAAGCTCTCTCGGTGGGGGCTGGCATTGTGTCTGCTATATCTGGCTCTAACCTGACCATTGCAAATAACGTAATCAAAAACTGCAAACAGAATGGCGTTTTCATTTCGTCTGCTGGCGTTGCTAGTGGCAACCATGTGATCGCAAACAACACTATTCTTAGTTGTGGTGCCAGCGGGATCGGCTATTTCGAGCAAGCAAACTACGGATCAATTTCTGGTGTGGGCATAGCCTATATTGCAGTTACAGGAAATGTATGTCTTGTAAATACGCGCAGCGGAATTGAATTTCGCGTTGATACAGTTGGATTTCTAAGTAATATTGTTATTACTGGTAATAATTGCTGCGACAACACTTATGGCGGCATTGAGATTAACTGCACAAACACTGCACCAAATATAGTCTCTAATGTTGTCGTGTCGGGTAACCAAACCGTTGGGAACGGCGTTGTTCAAGTTGCTGCGAATCAATTTGTTACTTTGGTTGAAGGCGTTGAAAGATCATTTACACCTGTAATCCAAGGTACAACAACTGCTGGAACTGGTACATACAGCGCACAAAACGGAACGTATGTAAAAAACGGAAACATTGTTACATTTCAATTAGTGATTGATTGGTCGGCGCACACAGGAACTGGTGATATTCAAATTGCTGGCTTTCCTTACGCACCAATCAATGATCAACCAGTGCCAGTAGGGTGGGTTTGGGCAAACGGTTTAACGATTACAGGGCAAGCAACTTTTGGATTAACCGCTGGTCAGACATTTGGTGCGTTAGGTGCCATAAACAACGGCACATATGCAGCAGTTGCTATGGACACCGCAGCTGCTATTCGCATCAATGGTTCGTACCTAACTCTTGATTAACCGTACTGGTGCGGCCCACCAGCCTTAATGCCTGACTGGATGGTCAGGCTGGAAACAAGGAAATGATATGTTAGAAAAAGTTATCTCTGTTGATTTGATTGAAATCTTGGAAAACGGTTCCGTGCAAGTTCGCACCAAAACTGCCATCAAAGAAGATGGCGTTGAAATCAGCAGCAAGTTCCACCGCCACGTTGTTACCCCCGGCGATGACTACAGCAACGAGGATGCTCGTGTTCAGGCCATCTGTGCTGCAACGCACACTGCTGACGTTGTGGCTGCTTACGTGGCCGCACAGGAAGCTACTGCCAAACCATGATTCGCACTGCCTCTGGCCCAATCCTCGCGTACATGAAAGCCTTTGGCTTCCAGGGCTGGACTAGCTTTTGGGGCGTGATCTACATGGCGCCAGGCTATGAACTGCACCAAGGTCTGATCAGGCACGAGCGCAAGCACCTGGAGCAGATGCAGCGCGATGGCAAACTGGTGTACCTAATTAAGTACAGCTTCTGGCTACTGCGCTATGGCTATAAAATGAATCCGTATGAAGTTGAGGCACGAGCCGCTGAACAACCTTGAAAGACAAACATGACACAAGAAGCATTCCAACCACTTGGCCTAACAGTTAACTTTACTGGAGCAACCAGTGCGCCAACGGCAGTGCAGCCCAACCCATCCAATGTGGTCAACACTAATTTTAGGTTTGTCAATACTGGTGCTGTGACCGTGTTTTTGGGAACTGGTACAACGTCAGCAATTGCTGTGACAGCTGCATCTGTAACCACCGGCATTCCATTAGTAGCTGGCGCTGTTGAAGTAATGAGTTTTCCTCAAGGAACATTTTTTACAGGCATCACTGCAAGCAGCACCGCGGTGGTCTACGTTACGCAAGGGCAAGGGCTGTGACAACCCCCCAGGACATCATTAATCGGGCGCTGAAGGACGTTGGCGCTCTAGCTGCGGGGGAAACCCCAGCGGCAGCAGATTCGGCAGATGCGTTCGATATGCTGAATGATATGTGCGCTCAGTGGTCAAACGAAAACATGATGGTCTTCTATAAGACCGAGATCATTTTTCCAACAACGCCCAACCAAGTGCAGTACACCATCGGCCCAGGTGGTCAGGTAGGCGCATCGTTCACAGGATCTATTGCTGGCACAACGTTGACAGTCACTGCCATCACA